AGGTGAACATCGCCCAAATGGACCATGGCGATCATGTGATACCGGTTTTAGTAATAATAAATACCCTTGGTGCTGGAAAGATGGCGCAATGACATGGGAAAGTCAATACGTAACTCATTGGATGCCAATTCCGCATACTCCTTTTTCTAAGGAGAAATCATGAACGACCCACTAAAACACCTGAATGATCTTATAGATTACCATAATAAAAAAAACAAACTTGAGATCATGAAAGAAATGAAAGAAGGAATTGAGATAGCATTTAATGGCATACAAGAAAATGCAAAGAATATTGTTCTTATATGCAAAAAGATTGATGAATTACAATTTGCAGTGAAAAAATTAATGGAGAAAGCATGAATACAGATATAAAACAAATGACAACAGAAATGCTTGAAAAGCATTTAATTCAAGTGAATTCGGCATTAACAACACTCAAATATTTTTTAAAGACACTACAAGAAACTTATGATTTTACAGTAAAACTTTATTCTCAACAAATTGAATCCATTGAACAAGAACTTAAAAATAGAGGCCAATAAATGACAAAAGCATTCGATGAACTAAAACCTGTTTTTGATCAATTATTAAATCATACAGAAGTTGTATTTAAAATTCTTGATAAAAGATTATCTATTGTAGAAAAACAGTTAATTGACCTATTTGAACCTAAAAATGCTGAAAGATTAAAAAATGATGCAGAAGAAGTTATAAGTTTCTTAAATAAAATGGGAGAAAAAAATGACAAATGACCTCGCGATAAAAGAAAACCCACAGATTATTATTGTTCAGCAAGAAAACATGATTCTTAAGCTTAGGATGGAACTTCAAAAGCTTCAGGCACAGAAGGCTTCTCGATTAGACGATAGCCTATTCTCCCCTAATCTATTTGACCATTATAAAAGCGTAGCTGAGACTCTAGCCAAGTCAGGGGTTATCCCTAATGCTTATAAGAACAAGCCAGAGGACATCTTTGTAGCCATGGCTATGGGCTATCAGCTTGGGTTTCCAGTTGAACAGGCATTACAGGATATCGCTGTGATTAACGGCCGTCCTTGCCTGTGGGGAGACGGCCTAATGGCTTTAGTTCTTGTTCATCCAGAATGTGAAGCTATTGAAGAAGAACCCGTCTATAGCAGCGGCGTTGTAACAGGATACATCTGCACAGTTAAGCGCAAAGGACATAAGCCGCATTCTAAGACATTTACCATTCAGGACGCTACAAACGCCGGCCTAGTGGCAAAAGGCGGCGTCTGGAAGAACTATCCAGAACGAATGCTTCAATTACGCGCAAGAGCTTATGCGCTTCGAGATAAGTTCGCTGATGCCCTGCGCGGTATCCATCAGGCTGAAGTTGAAGAAGACAATGCAAATACTTATGAAGGTGAAGTTATTAAGTCTTCCATTGAAGACAATAGCCAAGTCGAAAAGCTTAAGATGATTCTCAAAAACAACTCTAAGACAGAAGAAAAGAAGACTGAATCCAAAAAGAAAGAGCCGGAAGATAATAGTCCAATTAGCGAGGATGATGTTCTTCAAATCCAGTGCATGATGGATGAAAGAGGATTTGATGAGGTCAGAAAGCTTAAGGCGATGGATTACTTCAAAGTCACGAAGCTTTCTGATTTAACAGCTTCGCAGGCTAAAGTGTTCAAACTTCAATTGTCGAGGGCTTAAAATGCATACCCTATTCGTCACTATAGCTTTAATAGCAAGTCTAATATTAAATGCGATCCATATTTTCCATCCACATGCGTCATTTGTTAATGAGTATCTTGGACTAATATGCATACTACTTTATGGAATATTTTCAGAGATTGAAGGTAAAAAATGAGAAAAGTTTATGTGATTATCAACAATGAAGACATATTTGCTTTTTCTTCTGAAAAAGAAGCCAGAAAATTTATGGATGCTATAAACAGAACAAAAATAGGCAGTCAGAAAATGGCAGGAATTTTTTCGATTGATGTTCATTCAAAAGCAAATGAAATTTTAAGATATAGGTTAATAGAGGATAAATATAAATGAAAAGTAGAGTAACTTACGAATCAGGATTTGATGAAGAACAAAAATTAATAGGAGTTACTATTTATAGTTGTCAGCCATCAAAAGATGGGACTCATATTTCAACGTCCTGTTTCTTTAATGCTTCTAGTTTAAAAAGACTAAGTAATAAAAATATTGACTCTTTGATTATAAACATGGAAGCATCTATTGATCGTTGCATAGAAGAAGTTATTCGACGGAAAGAGCTGGAGAAATTAAATGAAAATTGAAGAACAATGTTGCTCTTTAGAGCTTGCAAAGCGGTTAAAAGAGCTTGGAGTTAAACAAGAAAGCATATTTTGTTGGCAACCAATTACTGGTGATAAGTCAAAGTTATTTCCAAGAAAATTTGATTTGAATGAATTTAGGAATCCATCTGAAGATGACAGAGTAGCTGCATTCACCGTTGCAGAACTTGGATTAATGCTTCCTTATTGGTTTGACAGCGCTAAAAGGCAAGCCAATGATTGGGTTTGCAGAGTTATGGAAATAAATACTGAAAAAAATCACTATAGTTTTTCAGAAAAAGAAGCAAATGCAAGAGCAAAAATGCTCATCCACCTAATAGAAAATAATCTTATTGAGACTAAAAAATGAATATTAAAGACCAATGCTGCTCACTTGAACTTGCCAAAAAATTAAAGAACCTTGGAGTGCGACAGGAAAGCTATTTCTATTGGTGTCTTTCAAAAAAAGAAGGAAATGGAGGACTCCCCGTATTTTATCAGTTAGCCGATATAAATAGATTAGAAAAAAGTTGTTTTTGGCCTGAAGACAAAATTTCAGCATTCACATCATCTGAATTAGGGGATATGCTTCCATGTACTATTAACGTAATGGATGGAGCCGATTTTAAAATATTTCAATATATAGAATGGAAAATAACAGAAAAATATTTAATTAATTATTATTCATTATTTCCTGAAATATCAAATGAAATTCCATCTGCCAATATTAAAGTCAAATATCATTTAATGGAAAATCATATATTTGAATCAAATGAAGCAAATGCCCGCGCGAAAATGTTGATCTTTTTGATAGAAAACAAACTAATCGAGGTTCCCAATGGGAAAAGTTGATACTACAGTAATTACATGCGATTCGTGTGGGAAGGACATATCACCTGCAATTACAAACTATCCTAAAAATTATATATTAAAGTTGTCTGCATTAAATGTAGCTCAACACACTGAAGGATCGGTTATATATTCAATACAACTGTATCCTCCAATAGATAATGATATGTATTTCTGTGATCTGCAATGTCTTAAAGATAATATGAATAATTTAAAAGGATTAAAATGAAAATTTATCTAGTTCTTCCTAAAAACATAGGATTCAAAAGAGAAAATGATGCATATTTATATGCAGCACAATATTATCTTGAAACAGAAATTCATAGCGACATTAAAGAAATAGATGTTTTTAGAAACTTTAACGATATGATTGAAAAGAAGCGAAAAAATTTATTCGATTATGCATCTAAAACGTTATCTAAAGAAATAGATAAAGTGAGGAGAAATGATAAATAAAGCCATTCTACTAGGAAAGATAGTAGAAAGAGAATATCGACTAACAAAAGATAAAATCCCAATTTTGTCTATAACCCTTGAAACTAGAAAAAAGTATTCAAATCACGAGGGCGAAGAGAAAGAGGAAACAACGTGGCACATGGTCAATTTTTTTGATCAAGTAGCAATAGCAGGTAATCACATTTCTTCAAAAGAAGATATAGCCTATATAGAAGGAGAAATCATTAACCGTAAAGTAAACGGCAAGATGGTTAATTCTATTAAGGGAAATTTAATTCAGATTGTTAAAAAGGATAAGGAATGAAAAAGCTAATACCGTTTGATTGGGATGAATACCAGAAAGGCGCAAAGCCGGTTTTTAAAAAAAGTATATATGGTAAGATTTTAACTATAATAAATTCTGGACTAGATGAATCTTATCCATTACATGTAATTTATACAGATGAAAGTAATGAAAGTTACCATCAACATTGTGCATTAGATGGGAGATATAATGTTGATGAACAATATAACTTGCTTTTATATAAAGAAGTAGAAGAAAAAGTGTTTTATGTCCCTATCTATAAATCAGAACTGACAGAATATTATTACGGATTGCCATTTGAAAAACCTTTTCCTCCAAATGAAGATTCAGAAATTTATATTGGAGCTTTAAGAGTCACCTATACAGACGAGGATTTGATAAAATGAAATTCAAATACATTTTCTATTATCGCGACAATGGATACGGATTGACGCATGATTTTTATCTTTTTGAATCAGATAAAGAATTAACAAATGAAATTGCTCAAAATATTCAGAAAAGGATCCCGGGAGCAGGAAGAACCGGTATAAACTTTAACAGCTTTTGTGAAAAAGCCGAAAAAGATGGATATAATTTTACTTTGCTAATGGTTTTAAATGATATCCCAATAATTGAAAATATAACTGGAAATTACTAGGATTAATTTAATGAGAATATCAGTAGCCGACCTCCTCGGTTTAATATTCATAACCCTAAAACTTTGCCATCAAATTGATTGGTCTTGGTATTTGGTTCTTATGCCTTTTATTATAGCAATATCTATAACAACAATCACAAATTACAGGAGCATGAAATGAATGAGTGGATTAGTGTACTAGACAGGCTTCCTAAACATAAGCAACATGTTTTAACTTATGGAATTAAAAACACAATTTATACACCAGACTTTACTGCATATGAAACAGCAGTTTATGAGGGCGATAGTTTAATTTATAATGAAGAAGATTTTGCATCAGGACACTTCTGTGAAGGCTCAAATGTTGGAAATGTAACCCATTGGATGCCACTTCCAAATCCACCAGAGGATAAATAAATGGAACTAGTAATAGCCAATCTTTTATCTGCCACAGCTTCATTAACACTTTTTGCATTTGTTGTTTATTATTTTTATGGAAAAAAAGGGATTCGAAGTATTGTTAACGATGCTTTAGAAAATGATAAAAACTTTACCAGTATTAATATAAAAGAATCTGAAGAGCAAAAAAAAGTTACAAATCATCATGACTTAATAAATAGAGCATTGCCTGTTATTAATACAAATAATAGGCCGTCAATTCAGCCTGTTGATATATCCGTGGTTGAGCTTGTCTTCCCTTCTCCAATCTATACAAGCCATGCACCAAATCAGCCTGTTGAAAAACAAGAAGATTCTATTAAAAATCAACTTAGAAAAGGATAAATAATGGACTATAATACGTGTGAGTTATGTAATGGTAAAAAATACGTAATTGTTACTGGGTTAGTTGATGAGCCAAAGCAATTTCCTTGTAATTGTGTTACAGATAAAAAGTATAAAGACGGAATGCATTTTTACTGTCCTGAAAATGGCTGTAATGGTCTTCTACTAGAATCTCCTATGGTTATATTAATGCATCCTTGTATACACAAGTATCAGTGCTTATCTTGTAATAAAAGATATCTTAGAAATGATGACGAATGCACAATCAGTTTAGATTCTAATCAAAAAAGAGACATGTATTTTCAAGATTTTAAAATAAAAAACATTGAATGGGAGTTAAAATGAGTGAGATAACAAACTGGCCTCAAGCGTTTACTATCGTTGGATTAGGTGTATGTGTGGCCTTAGTATTTTTTGCAATGGCATGGAAAGATAGGTAAGGAAATTTAATGCTATATTATTTTTACTTTTATACGGCCGTTATTTTTTCTCTAATTTTATTGAGAATTGATGATATAGCATTAGGATTCATAGCAACTTTATTAACATTTCCAATTTTTATATATCTAATTGAAAATACCAACTAATAGTTTTAACTGCCTCTTCAAATGAATAGCATACATAAGTAGAATAATTGTGAGAGCTCATATCTTTAAGAAATCTCTCCTGATCTGGATTTAGCTTTCCTTTCTTACTTTTAAGCTCAATCCAGCAGCCTCCATAACCCATTCTTGGAACTGCTATAAATATATCGGCTACACCCTTTCGCATTCCTATAGCATTTAACCGTCTGGCATAACTATAAGAGCGCTTGCCTTCATTAGGGCAGTGAATAAAGAAGTCTTTAAATTGCTTTATTAGGGGATTAATAGATACCCATTCCATGAGTGCTCTATGAATTGATTCTTCGGACGCTTCTCCACTTTTAAGACGTGATCTAGTCATTTAAGCGATTCAACCATCCTTTAAGGAAGCAATGTAGATTTGGACTATTATTGACTAATATAGTGTAAAACTTTGCTGCTTCATTTTTTATATTATTTATTAAAATATTAGACTTTCCTGAATCATTAGTAAAGTTAAGCAGTTTAATGGTTTTTTTACCCATTATTCCGTCTACGGCTGTTCGATTAAGTCCAACCAGGTTTATTGCTCGTTGCACTATTTTGTGAGCCTCAAAAGACCCAACATTAACGGATAAATCAAATATCTTGGTTGCTACATCAGCGTTTCTAATAAGATCGTAATCATATTTATCCCACCAATATTGATAGTAAATATCAATGGCCTGCTCTTTTGTCAGGGATTTAACATCAAGATCAATATTATTATCTTTTAAAAATAGAGTGCTGATTCCAAAGTTTGTAGCCTTTCCGGGATCGTCTGGATTATCTGAAAAACCGCCCTCATGTCTTAAGACGACTTCAACAGCTTTATTGAATCTATCATCATAATTATGCATAGCTGGAATGTTCTACGTAGAACATCAAAACGGGCAGCTTATGCTGCCCTATTTGATGATATCAATCGATAAGGAGCCGCAAATAATAAATTATTAGCTCGCCGCACGCAATACTTGATAGGAAATAGTTGTAGCCGCTCCAGGATCACCTGACAATAGAACCGTAACGGTATCTGATGTTGGTGTTACCTTCTGAACAGTCACAGCATTCGTGCTTTCCTGAATCTGTGCAAAAACAACGTCCGTTACCAATGTGCCAGTGACCGTGATAGCAATTGTTGCTGACCCACCGCCATTAGCTTGTTTACCAGCAAACTTAATAATATGGCTAGGTGTAATTCCAGCGTCCAATTTTGCAAGCGTCACGTTAGCGTCAAGAATCTTAGCTGTTGTAACATTCGCATCAGCAATCTTGGCTGTAGTAACATTAGCATCTGTAATCTTAGCCGTCGTTATTGCATTTGCAGCAATCGTCAATACGCCTGTATTGCTAACAGTAGCATCGCCAGACATCGTTACGCCTGTCGCAACGCCACCAGCATTACCCACAAAAATCTGGCCATTTGCCAAAGCTAGCGGGGTTGAGTTTGTCGTTAATGACCAGTTGCCACCTGAAAATGTAACATTGAACAGATCGACAGTAGCAGTAAAAGCATTTGGTGTCGTTCTTGTAACGACTACTGCCATATCTGTTTCAAATAACTGATTTCCCTGAGAAACAAAATGGTTAAGATAACCAGCAGTTGAAACGGTCGCTACTGTGTCATTTGTATTCAAAAAAACGAATCTCGGAACGTTCCCTGTGTTACCTATTGCATTTAATAAAAAGTTTAAAATAGCCATTTCATCTTCTCCTTTAGTTTAAATAAAAAATCATTACCGTCTACGACGACCGGCTATATAGCCAAATGCAGTAGCTGTTGATCCAAAAAGTGCAGCTACTACTAAATAAACAGTCGTGGTAGAATTCAGCGATAACCTGGTCATACCAGTAGGCAACCCATCTGCAAAAGCAGTTGAAAGACTAGCTGATAATTGAAAAAATGCCCCTGCTCCGGGAGGTGTTGGAAAGGTTGCACTTGTTGTACTAATAGCTCCTTTAATCTGAGTTGGAGCACCAGCAAAAGCATACCAAATATTCCCAAAAACATCCCAGTCCCCTGCTGTTAAACTGATACTGGTAATATTAGCCGGTGTATTATTAGTTAAAGAGATAGCGCTACCTTGCAGTACTGTTGATTCAATAATTTCTCCAACGCTTCCGGCTGCAGCATTATCATTTGTTATAGTTCCAATAATTCCTGATGTTGAGCCGAAAGTTATGCTCAGGGCTGAAGCAGCACCTAGTGAAGGTGTAGTAAAGCCAGGGCTATTTGCAAAAACGAGTGCGCCTGTGCCAGTTTCGTCTGTTACGGCAGCCGCCAAGTTTGCGCTGCTCGGCGTTGCTAAAAATGTAGAAACCCCTGCTGCCATTCCTGAAACGCCTGTTGTTATAGGTAATCCGGTGCAATTGGTTAAAGTTCCAGAAGTCGGTGTACCCAAAACAGGCGTGACCAATGTGGGAGAAGTTGCAAAAACAAGCGATCCACTTCCCGTTTCATCAGTAATCGCTGATGCTAAATTAGCACTTGAGGGTGTAGCCAAAAATGTTGCGATCCCCGTACCGAGACCCGATACGCCAGTACTGATCGGCAAGCCTGTTCCGTTAGTTAAAACAACAGCGCTAGGTGTTCCCAGTGCAGGGGTCGTAAATGAAGGCGAAACTGTTCCTGCAAATGATCCCGTTCCAGATTGACCTGATAATGATGTATTAACCGCATTATTAGTAGCCATTTTAAATCCTTATTAAACTGTTGTAATTACCCCTTGAACGCCGCCGAGGACTGTCCAAACAGTATTAGCAGTTGTACAAATCAAATTTATTGAATCGGCTGATTGTGTGGAAGCAAGAGAACCGCCTACTCCGACTGTTGTTGTGCTGCTTCCAAATCGAATTGATTGATTTACGTTTTGAGCTATTAACCATCCCCCTGCCCCTTTTCCTATTACACTAATTGCAGTTCCTATTGCAGCTGTGACAGGAAGCGTCAGAGTAACTAATCCTGCATTATTTGCTATATAACCATTGTCTGGACTCATGGATTGAGAAGCGCCCGTTACTTCTGTCCATGACATCCCGCCACCTGTTCCAGAGATAGTAATCGCGCCTGCGGTGTTGCTTATTGAGATGCCTGTGCCGGCCGTCAGTGTAGAAGCGGTTGGCGTCGCACCTGTTGAGCCTATAATTAACTGCCCATTGGTCATGGAAGTGCTAAATACAGGAACGCCGGCTGATGTAGTCGTTAACACTGCACTGTTGGCTGTACTTAACCCAACTACTGTATTGGCGGACGATGAATATAAAATCTGATTTATTGTAGTGGTTGCTGGCCATGTTGCTGTAGACCATGCAGGTGCACTACTAGCTCCAGATTGCAGCATCTGGCGTGCGGTTGCTGTGCCAGCCAATATCTGCATTTTTGTAGCATCACTATAGACCATACCACCATTGCTAGCAGTTAGTGACGCATTGGAACCACCGCTTGTTAATGATAATGGAGTAGTCAATGTCAATGCATTGAAAGTCGGTGAACTGGTTACATCAATATCTTGAGGTGTCGTAAATACAAGCGCGCCTGTTTGTGGAACACCGCTTGTGCCATTTACAAGAACCTGATGCACCGTTCCTGTTGCAGATGAAACAACAGGTGCACCACCGAAACTCAAATTGCCAAAGCCATCTGTAATGATGCCACTTCCAGCCACGCCATCAGAAAGTGGCCAATTAAGTTCATCCAGTTTTAAGCCAGCGGCTCCTTTTGGCCTTATCCAGATTGGAATATCTGTATCATCGCCTTCTGCCGTGTATTCAACCGCGAGACCGGGAAGTGAATTAATAACCTTTGGCCAGTTGACTGCTAATATTCCTGTGGTAGCCCACTGAAGCATGAGATTACCATTGACGTCTTTAACTCCAATTCCAGGGAAATCAAAAATAAAATTCTGAGTTAAATCACTGGATCGCAATCCAACAACTTGATCGCCAACCTGGCAGTTCCCACCCGATGTAAATTGGTCAAATCTTAAGTCAGCGGCCATCCTGTTGGCTCCTTAGTTATTGGTGCCTAATGCGTACAATACAACGCTAACGCCAGCTCCACCGGCGGTCTGGAAAAAATGTAATACATCGTTTTCTACTACTTCTCTGCAAAGTGGATAGTTTGCAGGCACAAGCTCAGATGTAGTAGCAGCAAATGGAGCACCACCCGGTACTGCTGCAGTTCCATTTATTGCAACCCAGACGCCAGCAGAATTCGTCTTAATCACAGCTTTATATCGACGAGCGCTACCTGGAATCGTTAAGGAAGTATCAGTTGCAGCCGCTAACGTTGAACTGAATTTTAAATCAGCAAATCGATGAGCAAAGTCAGTTACGGGCTGCTGTGCTAAATAAGGTGTAATCATTTTTATATCCTTTTTAAATTAAACAATTCCAAGTCTACAATCTGCCACAAAATGGTATTCATAGTATCCTTCGTCAGCTAAGGCGAATGTTTTACTTACGATAGCTGTTGGCGTACTAGCCTGGAGAACATATGAATAAATCCCTTGATTTGTTGGTGTCCAAAAAGACCCTATAGCTGCCAATGCATCTGCAACAGCAACACCTGGCTCTCTTATTACAGCTCTCAAAAGATTTGGAGTTCCAGATGTAGTCGCATAAAAAGTAACAATGGGGTCCGCTAATTTTATATTTTTAAAACTTGTGGTAAATGTTTTTGCATAAAGAATATCCAAACCTGCATCAAACTGAACATGAAAATTTTGTGTTAAAGCACCAGCTGAAGTAATAGTTCCAGGCGGAGTACCAACCTGATATGAGCTTTCATAATAAAACTGACACTCTCTCAATATCTCATCAGGACTCTGAATACCAGGTCTGCATGGCAAATCTCCTGGCACCAAAGAAACCGAATTTACAACAATAGTAGTTCCATCATCTGGATAAGCAAACGTAACAAAAATAGCGAATTTATCAGTATCTTCTAACTGACCTGAATCAGTTAACTGCCATCCAGAGAAGCCAACATCATTTGCCGGATCAAACACATTCGTATTGTCTACTTGATTTAACTTAAACGTAGGAACATCCAGGCCACTTCTTGGCATCAGAGTCCAGTTAGCTCCTGTTAACGTTAATGTTCCATCAACATTCAATGTAGCAATCGTAGTTGGTAGAGTTGGTATGGAAGCTGTCGAACCACCTCTAAATAGATATATTCTTGCAGTAGCTTTATCAGTTGGACCTGTATTTTGATATCCAAAAACATTTACTGATAGTCTGTTCTGGACTAATTGTTTTGCACGTTCGGCTGTTAAATACTGCAATATATAAAATGAATTGTTTGTTCCAGAACAAGTGAATTCTAACCCTCCGGTCACATTTGCAGCATCAAGCCATGTAATCGTTCCGGCCGATTGCCTTTGCGAAATGGTCTGGTCTGAAATGTAGGCCGCGGATGTAGAGAGCGAGCCACTTGCTCCAAACTGAAATTGTGCAACTGCAAAATCCCATGCTACTAGATAACTGGGTATTCTTTTTGCTGCAGATCGAGGGATATAGTAATCACCTTGATAAGCTTCATTCCTGTTAGAGGAATCAACGTCATAATGTACAAGATTAATAGTACTACTGGCTGTTGGGATAACTTGAATACTGCTGACCCTAACATGTGATCCTGTTATAAAAGATAGATAGATATCAACATATCCATTGATTCCGGTATTCGTATCAGTTGAAGCTGGAATTTGATTTGCAGTTGATCCAGAGATCAATTGATAAGCAGACTGAAATGACCCATCTACTATTAATATTGGTGTTGAACCGCCAGAATTAGAATAAAACATCTGGATTCCGGTTGTTCCGACTGATTCACTGCGCGCGACATAGCTGCCTGCCAGGAATAATGGGGAATTTGGGGTGCTTGCCCATAATCCTGAATTGTATAAAAATCTCTGCCTCAAATAGCACGCTGTAATTCCCAATGACACCTGCACATCAAGTACATAAGGTGGACTCGTTGGAACCTTTTCATTACCACTAACAGGTATTCGTTCTACTATTACCGTTCCTGTTCCGCTGATCACAAAATCCCAATTGGGTGCCAGTTCAAAAACCTGATTACTAGCAGAACTGACTGAGAAAGTAGTAGTGATCCCTTCATTCAAGAAAGAATTTGTAAATGTTGTATTTGAAATCTGATTTTGTAGGCCAGATGCATCCTTTGAAGGATCATTGCCACTAGTTACATTTGGCCATGCTTCACGTGTAAACTGCTGAATGCCATTTTGATTACGTACATCAACATAGTAAAGATCGAGATTTCCCTGTGTATCAAATGGGAAATAGTAAATTACTTCATTATCACCGCCTGAGTTTTGAACTGTACCAACTGCGCTCAAAGTAATCTGTGCGCCCATAGAGGTGTATGTATAGTTGGGCGGTGACCCTGAAAGCTGAAAGACTTCTTTAGGAACGTTTCTAGCTGCATCTCGATAAAAAGTCAGTGTTCCATTAGCTAATGGAAGACCGGTGTCTTTATCCACGAAAAAACTTTCTAAGTCAGATGCAACTATATAACGTTCGTCTAATGACATGTTAATTCCTTATTGCGCCACTGATTGTGCGCCAGCTTTTCCAATTAAATTATAAGCCTTCCCAATGAACTTATCGGTGTTACTAATATTTTTTAGCTTAGAAAGCTCTTCATCCCATTTAGGACTAGTTATCAAATTTACTCTGGCTTTATCGTATCTTCCGGCGCTCAACAATTCCTGGAGCATTCTGATAGCAGTAGCAGAGGATGCTCTATCCCTGCTTTGACTATTACGAGCTTGAGCCTCTGCAGATTTAGCGGTAGGGATATTTATTAAACGACTGAACACAGTTTTCATATCATTTAATCTATCTTGAGCGCCTGGAACATTACGTACATTATTTTGGAGTTTATTAAACCTGTCTTCATTGTTTAAAAACTTACCGAAATTTGTTCCAGTCATTTGTTTTGAATTAAATGCTTTTTCAATATTTCTTCGAGCAATTTCTTTTTCTGCTATTGCCCTGGCATCTTTATATTCTGGTGCAACAGTATCTAAAGTGTTAACTAAATCTTTTTGGGCAGACGTTATAAGTGATTTCTTAAACTTTTCTCCATTAGGGGTAATCATATCGCCCATTGTTCTTTTAACCATGTCAAGATAGTCCACGCTATCACGTGGAACTCCCTTTAATGCTTCTTCATAAACTGGATCACTTAATAATTTATATTCAGCAGCTTTAAATATCTTATTTCCTGAATCTTTATCATTAGGATTTCCTCTAAATTTTTCCAATTCAGATTGAGGAACCTGTTGATTTTTTACTTTAGAATATAAATCAATTTTTTTCTGTTCATCCCTATCTGGATTATAAATATCACTTAATAAATCACTTATTGATTTCTGTTCTGCAGAGGCACGTTTTTGACCTGCTTCATAAAGCATATTAGCGCCTTGGGGTGTTTTACCAATAGTTCCCTGTTCAGCGCCTGTAAAAGGATTTCCAGAAGCTTCTGCAGGCGTAACATAAGGGAGGCCTAATCTTCTTGAGGCTTCTAAAAATGGTTTATAGTCTGTTCCTTCAACGCCTTTCAATGCGCTTTCACGAGGATTTAATCCTTTCAAACTGGATAATCCAAGTAATGCTCCGACTAAATCAGATGTAGTATTGCCGGCACCTACTGCTTGAGCCCCCTTGTATCCAAGAGTACCAGCACCAATACCTAATGCACCCCTTGAAATAGCTTTTAATACAGGACTTCCGCTCATTGCTGCTTGTGATAAAGCAGAGAATGGAGCGGCTATACCTGCTGCTTCGGTTGCGGCAGTTCCTTGATTTTCAGGAGACATTCCAGCCGCGTAAGCCCCTTGTGATATTGCATTTCCAATAGCAGTACGTAAGTACTTACCTGCCTCTGGAATTTTTTCAATAGCGCGGCTTACAGGGCCAAGTTTTGTTTCAGGAACAATCATTGAACCAGCTAAATCAGGAGCGAATTGAATAAGCTTGTCTGCTAAATCCTTCTTATCTTCTGGCATACCAAATTCAGCAGAATAATCAGTTGGGTCATAAGGAAGCTTTTTAGCTAATGCATCACTAAACATCGATACAATATTTCTTGGAGCATTATGTAGTCCTTGTCCAGCTTTAACTAAGCCTAATAGTGGATCTTTAACTCCATAGCGAAGAACTTTCTGGCCTAATGTTTCCTGATCATTTTGCGTATTATCAGGCTGATTTTCAGATACATGCTGCCCAATAACCTTCTCAATATCCTCATTACTCATCGAATCAGGAAACTGGGCTATTTGTCCATCTGGCATCTGCACATTAGGCATTAGATCGGCTCCAATTTACCAGTTGAAGGGTTATATCTTAACGTGGCATTTCCCGAAGCTGATTTATTTTGTCTGGATGGGTTAGAAATATCGTATGCATTAATTGGAACAGATTGTCTAGATGACAAGGCATCATGTAATGCTTGTTTTAGAGAATCCATATATGTTTTTCGGTATCTAGCAGTCGTAATCCCATGGGTATCTTTTATATGCTGCTGGCCTTTTTTCATTAATTCTTCAGTAATAGTAGCTGTAGCCTCTCCGCTATTAATTTTATTCTGAAGGGTAGCTTGATCTATCGATAATTCATCAGCAACATCAGCCTTAGCCAGTCTATCTTGAGCTTCATCACTGGTATTAAAATTATCTTTTGTTCGCTGAGGACTTATGCCAAAAATTGTAGTTCCATAGGGTTGCTGCCATCTAGTAATATAATCTCCAATAACATCTAATTCATTACCAGCTTGCTGGCCTGTCAAATTTCTGTTTAATGCTTGATTAGTAGTTATTGCCTTTGAAATACCAGATAATGCAACCATAGCATTTTTTGAAAGAGGAGCTAATTTAGTTCCATCGCTTAAAGTATCTCCTCCATCTTGTAAAACATTCGTAGCTTCATAAAGCTGAGAAGGCGAAAGATTTGGATTATCTTGAGCAACAGCGCGATTAAACATCAATTGAGCTTGTTTTAAAACACCACCACCTGCTCCCCCACTATTTCTTAAATAAGCATTTGCCTCATTTTGGTCAATCTGTGACTGAGTGACCTTATTGTACATTGCATTAGCTAACTTTTGTTTCTCAGCATCCAGAGGAGTCATTGTATTGATATTAGAAGCGTTGGCATTATTTAAGCCGACTCTTGATAAAGTATCAGCCTGCTCTGCTGAAAACTTCTCTGGCTGCTCTCTATTCAGCATAATCTGCATAACATTCGCTAACTGCTGTTTTTTGTTTTCCAAGTCCTGCTTTTGTTCTGCCTGACCTGTTTCAAATGGCAAGCGCCCAGCCTGAAAACCTTTAGTCAGATTCTCAACAAAATTCTGCGCCCAAGGATTCCCTTGAGGTGTGATATTTGCATAATTAAAAGGTTGAAATGGCATATCAATTCCTTAAAAAAACTTACTGGCTACAGCCGCTCCCGCTGGGCCACCAAAATACCAACCTGCTCCACCAGCCGCTAATTTAGTAAGCGCTTCCATCAAATCGCTATGGGATTTATTCTGATTAGCCTGTCCTTGGAAGGCCAAGGTTCCCTGAGTTCCTAATGTATTGGACAAGTCACCAGCCAAATCACGGCTAGCATCAAATCCAGTATCATAAAGATGCTGCTCGCCTTGTAGTCCTCTATCTTGAACGCCTAATACATTTTTGAGCCAATTCTGCATATCTTCGCCGAGGAGTGAATCAGTAATCCGAGATTGGTTTTTAATATCATTAATGCTTCCTCGCATTCCTCCTGCTGCTGCTGTGTTTCCTGCAGCACGAGTCAACTCATCATTTTTTAACTGATAGTCTTTCGACTTTATATAGCCGCCCATCAGAGAATCTATAAACCCTTGTGGGTCAGAGCTCATTCGTTGATAAATGGGATTGAAATTATTATAGGCTTCATTTCCACGATTCACATAGGGATCATAGGTATTATGTTCTATGCCAGGAATTTTATTGTAATAAGGCATCGCTGAATCAGCAGGATTTTTCCCACCACCAAATAAATCATCAAGAATGCCCATATCAATTCCTTATTATGTGCTTGTAATCGTTTCAACAACTGCCGTATCTGACTTGAATTGCAGTTTCTTCAAGTTGCTATTGTACCAAATAGTTCCTATTGGAACATTTGGTAATAATGCAGTAATTTGTGCAGTCGTCTTAATTGGCGGATTAATTCCATTAATAAGTACAGTACCATTTGTTATTAGAGTTGTAACCATGAGGTTAATCGTGTTTACAAGCAAATTTAACGCCTGATACATCTGATCGTTATACAAATAACCATCCGCCGCCAGATGCCCATCCGGCTTCGTATAAACCATGTCAAAAAATGTAGGAAGGTCTTGAATAGCCATTAATACACATCCATTACGCCATTAGACACCACAAAACGTTGAAATCCCCAAAATCTCAATTGAGGCGTTAATTCATTTGCCTGACCAAGTTGTTGCCATCTAATTTGATTGCGATATTGGCCAACAGTATTTAGTTCGCGCCCAACAATGTTAGAGAACGACTGATTGCCGTTCTTTGAAAACGACATATCTACTCTGGGAACATTAGGCTGTAAAGATGAGCATGATCCCTGTTGACTCAACATATGTCCTCCTTGCTGGGTAAGGATTTTACCGCCTTGTTGAGTCAACAATAACCCGTTACATTGATTCAGATTCTTTAAGTAATAAACATTGCTAACACCCTGTTCTATCCAGAATGTAAATTGGCCTGCTCTAAACGTGGACGAGTCTTCTTTTCGGATAGATTTGCATATTCTAATACGAGGTATTTCCTCTCCCAATGTTCCAGCATCTTTGCTGTAATCATAGGTAACTAGCGTATTATTCATTCGATAGATACCAGCATCATTAAGTGAGATGAAATAGCTTTCTTCCTGAAAATAAACAACATCACGCGCAGGATGATAGTTCATTTTTTCATCACATACATGAAAGAAAAGGTTTGTAGTAAAATCTCTGAGCAGCGTTAAATTATCTGCCTTATTATAGAATGTAATCTGATAGAACAGATGGCCATCCTGCCTATACATAAAAGCAGTAGACTGCTCTGGAAACTGGATTGTAGCCAGAACAAAGTCTATTCCATCAGAGGAAATTCTTTGAGCCGATGCCCCGTCACTCACCATAATACATGGCGCATTGTTTTCATTCTTTGCAAGCCATACGATGAACTCATCACTTGCTGCTATTGTTCCGGGTGATACCACACCATTATCAATATTAAATGATTGAACACGAATATAGTTTTTATCGCCACCAACCTGAGTCCACACCTCTCCAACAGAGGAACCAAGCACAAGAACATTATTGCCGCGTCCAGGAAGGCGCTTAATTGCCAGCGCAAAATCAGGTTTAGTCTGCACTTCAAACTGACTATCAAACTTTATAGCTGTATCTGTATCTCTTTCAAATGCGTACCAGTTCTGAGAGTTAATGCTATTCTTGGCTGAACCAATCAAAAAGAATGAATTATGGTAACAGACATACCCTGGAATAATAGGCTGCGATAAAAACATCAATGTCTGTTTTGTAAATGTATTATTAGTGTAATTATAAATATATGCAGCATCGCCATCTACAATGCATATCTGGGATGAAAGATTTTCATCAACATATACTTCGCCGAAAGCAGAGTTAATCTGTCCAATAAAGGTCGGTATTATGTTTCCATCCAGTTTATATACAGTAGATGAAACAACAGCTATTAAAAAATCACCGCGAATAGAATGGAATAGGGCTCTACCTTCCCCAGTAGGCAAAAAATCCAGTTTCTTCTTAAAACCGGCATAGTTAATCAGCCAATCGTCCGACTGAAACATATTGTAGGTCTTCTCCACGCTGATCTTTGGAAACCGACCAAATATGCTTGATCCGACAACGTTGACAGGGACTGGCTGTGACTTGCTAACGCCCATTGAATCCGCCTGTTTTTATGGTCAAAATCCACTTCCCAATCTAATAAGGCTGAAAACCGCGCCCAAGATTTACTTGGCTCCACGAGTATCCGCCCTTTCTCTGCAACGTAGACTGCTTCTTCATTCTTAGGTCAATAAGCCGTGATTTCTTATTAATCCACGCTTCATATTTGCCAAGCTGCCTCAATACATTTGGTGGAGTATCATAGTTGTACTCAGAACATATCCTATCGGCTAAAGCATAATGAAGATACGTTCTATAAAATTGATCTATCGTTAAACTTATATCTTGTCCCAATGCGACAGTAGATAGGCGGAAAACACCATGAATTTCCATCGGATAAGCTTGGTCAGGAGCAAAGTAGATATGAAGATTACCGCCTCCAAATTGACGTTCGAAGTACCACTCAAATGGGAGCGTCTGAATGTTCTCCACCCTCGGCGATCCGAAAAAATTGTTTCTCTTGTCATATTGCATTGCATATCGAACGGTATCGAGAAAGAAAACCAACGTATCTATCTTAATCAGATTAGGAATCGGATAAACAATCTGACCAATAACAAAATTTGCGTTATAGGTCGTTTCATAAGGTATCATTCCATCATCAACTGTTTTTTCAGTGAGGATATCATTTAACCATATAAGAGCATCTGCCTGCTGACCCCCGCTGACAGTTTCAAATTCACGAGACACAACTCCGCTTGCATGATATGAACTCGTGATTAGCTCTGTCGTTGTATAAGACATATTTTTCTCCTTTTTATAAAAAATCCCCCTTTTCAGGGGGAATAATTTTTATTGAGGAGCGCTTAAATAATCTTTGAATCCAGCAACAGAAATATCAACGCTATCGCTACCATTACTAACTTTATAGAAAATGCTATTGTCAAATGAAGGTACCATTACCATAGACGCTTGCGCTGCTGCGACACCACCACCTACCGTAATGATGCTAGTGGAAGCTGCGGCACTGCTACCAAATTGCACTGTGTTAGTAGCAGAATTTGGTGTATATGTTACAAGTAACAATAATTCAGTAATAGGAGAAATAGAAGCGGTAGTCGTACTAAACAGACTTGGCACAGCATTTGCCAATGAAACACCTGTAAAGGATGTCGCATTACCACCTGTGAGAATACTAATAGGTGCATCGTAATAGTATGTTCTATCCTGCGCTCTTCCATATTGAAACCATCTTAAAATATGAGAAGATCCATCTGTTCGCATACATCCAACTCGTCTGAAAACATCATATCCGACAGGAAGTTGAGGAACTATAAAATTGGTAGAGAAAACAGCAGAACCCGAATGATTTCCTGTAGAATCTCCAACAGCGTAAACATAGTAAGTCGTGCTTGCTGCGATTGTTCCAGTATCTAAACCACCCGGTCCTACAAATGCAGTACTTAATGTTATTCCGCTATTAATAGGATTAAGCGGCGTTAAGATATCAATATCATTTTCGTCTCTGTTATCTCTTGCTTCACCAGCATATAACACCATCGTCGTGTTGGTTGCCCACTGCAAAATGCACCCGTTAACGTATTTGATACCTTGATTCACAATCGGGGTATTTGGATTTGACATAATTAAATATCCTTTTCAGTAAGATGCAAAAAGAACCGGTAACATTTTGTTACCGGCTAGCCATAATTAAATTGGTAATGCAACCATCATAGAATATTCATCTACGAGTGTTTTACCCCAGATAATGTCATGTACCATCCCGCGTTGATTCTGACCAAACAATGATCCATAGTACTGACGAATCGATGCACCGCTATCTTCGTCTGTAGCAACAGATGTTTTGTAGGGATCTTCATCAGGCAATTTCGGCATAGCCAAATACAATGGATTACCAGACATAATCAATCCGCATCTATGATCCGGCAGAACTGTAACCTGCATACCCGGAACAATAGCGGTTGTAATATTCTGATTTCGTCCAGATGTTGCTTGCAACGCCGGGAAAATAGTAACTGTAACCTGACTACCACCAGTAGAAGCAGCATTTGCAGTTGCTCTGAACTGGACAGGTGACTGAGATGGCAAATGCCCAATGAAGGTCAGGAAGCGAACATTTGTCTGTCCAGAAACCCCGTCACTAAACTGGAATTTGTCATACTGTTTTACTGAGTTTGGATCGGTAGCAGCATGAGTACCACTGAAAGTAATGGATGTAACAGCTCCATCACCATCTACAGTCGTGCTTACTACTGTTAAAACGCTACCAGAATTCCCTTCTGTGCCTGCCAAGTGAGTCTTCAAAAGGTTAGATTCATACCATTCACAATCCGAAAACTTACCCAGCATCCAGCTCATAGATTCTTTATTATTGCGATCTATGGTGAACTGATTCAGGTTAGAGTTTACGATTGGCGGATAAGTTGTAACGCTTAAGTAACCTTTTGTATTATCTTTAGCTGCACCGTAGTTTCTGAAGAAAGCCAATGCGTTTGCTAACTGAAGAGCTGTTGAAATCGGTGTTACACCATCACCATAAAATCTATACGTATTAGATTCAGCAAGTGCAGCAACGTCTGCTTCAACCTGAGAACCCATTTCTGCAACAGCCGATTTACCGAATTTTTCCATGTAGTCACGAACGTTAAAGATGAACTGTTGCGCAGTGAATTGATACGAAACAGAAAGTTCTTTATTAACAGTAAGGTTCTGAACGCGCTGGGCTGCTGACTGAAAGCTAATAACCAAACTAGGCGTTGTTGTCATACGGGGCGGCAGATCAAACGATACTGTGTCGCCAAGGTTCTTCGGCACATCATCATTAAATCGTTCGAATTTTTTATTTGCTGTAGAGATGAAAGCAAAGCTGTTTAAAAGTAATGCAAGGTTTGATTCGTTATAAGTGATAACTTGTTGCAAAATATTCGTAGTCATTGCGAAAACTCCTTTAAGAAATTTTTTGCAACGGCAACGAGATTTTTGCGTTAGCTTATGTCAACTACCCTCTAAGCCATGGCTCGCTTCGCAAGCTTTTAATCGTCTGCTTACCGTTGCTACCGGAAACTCTAGAGGCTTGCAAACGGTCGAGGGGGGCTGCTGTCTGTTGATCCTGAGCTTCAGATTGTGCTTGCTTATTTGCAGTTATCGATTGTGATAACTTCTGCAATTCAGCGATAGCCTGTCTCGGGTTCTTCTCAGCAAGTCGATCAAGTCCAGCGATTTTTAATGGGTTCTTGGATATGTCGTACAACACATCGTGCGCATTATCGACGTTCTCTGCAAGCAGATAAGCCAATTGCGGGAAGGCTGCCGGGTCAAAATCCTTCGTTACCTCATCAAAATCGTCATAAGCAGATTTACCTTGTGCCACTTTAGAAAGATATTTTTGAGAAACAGACTGAACATGAGCTCTCATCATCTCCTGCTCTTGCTTTTCTCTTTCCTGCTGTAATTGCTGGTTAAATCTTTCTTGTACCTTTTGGTACACAGCATCTGTATCAACAGCATTTGGAGAATTATTGTTTCCAGATGGCTGCTGGCTTCTGGAAGCATTTAACTGCTCCATGTCTCTTTGATACTTCTGCTCAAGCTCGCGTTTGGTAGCATCTACCGCCTTGGACTTTTCAGCATTCACAATCTTCGCTACCTGGTCACGGGTAAAAACTTTATCCGTTTGAGGCTGCTGAACATTGGTATCTACTGAACCTGTACCAAGGTCTGAAACTTGAATCTCTTCCATTCTTTTTCCTCTTTGATTTTTTTGTCGCGCTTTTCTGCGCTAAGTTTCCTTCGTAACGAAAAGGATCGCCCATTTTACCGCATGAGTGCGTAGAGAATATCTTTTGTACGTACCTGTTAATATTCTGGATATGATGTCATGTGAAATGTCAAGAAATATCTATTTCTTTTTCATTTTTTTCAATGTGATTGCCAAAGAAGCTTGCTTTCTGGTCGTTGGATTTTTAGCATTCTTCGCTTCACTTTTAAGTTTATCCATAGGAATGGTTTTTCCTTCCTTTACTCCCATTTTTTTACGAAGAGCGCCCTTGTGTGCGGGGTTAATAGCATCCTGAATGAATTTCTTTTTATTCGCCATGTCCTATGCTCCTTTCCAATGTATTATTAATGTGTTCGCCTATTTTTACTGCTGATTCGACAGAACTTCGAGTATTCTCGGCGTCTATCTCGGCTGCTTTTAACTGATTCTGTACGTCTGAATCTCTGATCTGGCTAATTACCTGCAAGAACTTGGTATCCGAGTCTCTCTGACGTAATTCTAAATTAGATGCATCTGTTTCAGCTTTCTGCTGAATAGCCATTACTGCAACTTGGCCTTCTGAAGGTGACTGCAGGTCTTTTTGCATTCCAGCAAGCTCTAACGCCTGTTTTTGAGATTCCAATTGGGCCTGTTGCATCTGCTGCTGCTGCATCTGCTCCTGAACTTTCTGTTGTTCCTGCATCCATTCATTAGCCTGTTCTTTCAACTGGTCAATGCCACGCATCTCAATATTATCAAGAATAACTGGCAGTCCTTTAGCATTGAAGAAGTCAGCAAATCCTTTATTTGCCTGAGACATAGCAATAACAGTTTGTAGCGCCATTTCTTTCTGCATAGCAAAGTTAACGCCCATTTCAACTTTGACCTGTAAGCTATTAGGGTCATAGTTCATAAACAGAGAGCCTTTTTTATTGATCTCCATGAACTTGCGCTTACCATTTGGCAGCAATATAGGAAGGCTTCTAGGTGTTCTGTAGTATTTAGGAATCAGATCAACAATGATTTGAGCTACCCGGTTTAATCCTTTTATGTAACCAACCAGATATGGAACCGATGCTCCATCGCTTTGAATAGCACTTCTAGCGAACGCTATCCCTGACATTGGAGCCTGACTAATCCCCGATGACGTATCATAATTACCCAGTATGGCTTGGGTCATTTCATCCGTCATCCGAAAGGTATTCGTAATTTCAGGCGGAATAGGCGTTCTATTAACTTCACGTGGTGGCGGCAATGTAATAGTAGGATTATTTGTATCTAGAAAGTGGTTGTACATCAAAACATCGGCCTTCTGGATATTTTGATATGGTTCCTGATAATCTTCTGGAATCGATTCAATAGCTACAATGAATTTATGCTGAATTGTATTCTCAAGCTCATTAGCTAATGACTGACCAGCAAAGTTCTTTAACCGCTGAATGCCTTCCGCATGATAAACATAGGGACGTGTCATCTGGGTATAAGCACCAGAATCATTGATATTAACTGAATTGCCATCAACGAATACTAGTGGAAGATACTTAAAGTTAGTTTCGACATAATCCAATACCCGGCTTTCACAGAATCTATATCGGCAGATGTATTCAATAAAAGTCTTTCTTTCACTAATAACTGCCGGTGGCTGGGCAATAATTCCTTGAGCTTCCCACTTTTCTAAAAATTCATTGTATTCATCTTTGGTAACGCTATGCCCATTAGAAAGCTTATAAATAGTAGCCTTTTTCTTTTTCTTTTCATAAAAATCACAAACAAGGATGACTTTTTCTTTTTCAGCCTGAAATGACCAGTTAAATCCTGATAAAGAGCTGGTGAACTTCATTTCTTTTGCAATGTCTTCTCCAAACTCATCCTTGAATGCTTCTTCAGTCATTGGATAAAGTTCAGCAGCAAATCGCCCATCACCTTTATGGGATTTTTTAGCTAACGGATCAAATACAGTAAGCGTGGGATAGTTAACCTTCTCTACACATATGTTTTGCTCAAAAGACATTTCATTGACGTATTCTGTATAAACTCGCATGACGGAAAAGCCGCCTGCTAGCAAATCTGAATACACGTTATAGTCGAGCATGTCATTTGCGCCATCAAAGAATATAGCTCTCAAATGAGCTTCAACTACACTCAAAGTGGCAGTGAAATTTGCATCTAGCATGTTTAGAGGAACACCATCGGCAGCTCTTACTGTCAAAGATGGTTGTTGTTTAGCAAAATCACCCCTCTTTTTCGAAACTATTGACTCTAGAATGTTAAATTCAAGAGTTGGCATTCCCATATCAGTTAATGTTGCTGTTGCATCTTGGTTCTGAGAAGTTTTGAATACGAATTTAACGAATTTTTCAAAGCGCTGTACATTTTCAGAGTTGGCTTGCTGGCCTTCTTCTACAAATTTCTTTAAATCAGGAAGTCTATCTGTGTGAATTTTAGCCAATTCTGCCATGTTTAGCGGCTCCTGCCCGTATTTTTTGTTTGAAAGACCTACCCATATTTTCGGCCAAAGTTTTCCTCTGTGTTTGGCGATTGTCAATAGAGTACAATGTTTTTTCAATTAAAGCGATACGGATTCCGTCAGAGAGAGTATCTGCTATATCATCAAATCGATGTGTATTATTTGCTGTTATTTTAGCCATGTGGTTAATACACATTTCAGAATGCTTGGAATTTGAAGTAAATGATACTCTCTTGGAAGCTATATAGGGCTGTATTTCAAGGAACCTTTGTGTTTTTGAACCAGAAGCCTTTGTCCTTTCAATTTCTCTGATTGTTAATCCGCGCATATCTCGCAGAACATTAACCAATGTTACACCAGTAGATTTTCTCTCGATAGCTGCCATCATTGGAGGACATTTATGTAAAGTACAATTTGCGTAAAAATCAATAAATGCTTCTTTTAAATCTTTTGGCTCAATCCTGATCTCGACACAGTCAATCCAATGAATTCCCAGCTCGCCTGTTTTCTTGCCAAATGTTTCTATCTCATACACTCCAAACATACTAAATACAGTAGCGTCATTCCACGACTTGTCTGTTTCAGAGGTATCAGCAGTGATAAATGTTGATATTATGGTAGGCTCTTCATCAAGCATAACAAACCATTCTGGCTTGAATAAACCACCACCTGCCGGTAATGGGTCTTGTTGATATTGAGCAGCAAATACATAAGGTGATTTTTCTTGGAGGGCCAATAGTTTTTGTTTAGGCATCATTTCTGGATAGAGAGCATTTCCTGCTTCATCTAATCCCTTCAATACCGTTCGATTCCAAATATCAACGTCTTTTCCGCTCATAAAGTATGCAGTTAGGTCAGCTTCATGAACGCATTGACCCACGCTAACAATAGGTACATTAATCCCACGAGGTCTCTGACGAATAGTTTCATCATAGTTTCGAATCACGCTTTCACGAATAGTATCGCTATGTGCTTCATCTGGTTTATGAGCATCGTCTAACAAAACAGCGCCGCTCATTCTATCCAATCCTGGCAATCCGGCATCTTGTCCAGTAATAGCGCCGGAGCTACCAAATGCTTTAATCGATCCGCCTTTTGTAGTTTTGAATGAATCTTTTGCTCGGCTGTTCGGGTCTAAAAACACACCGAATAAGTAGCCATACATTCTGGATGACACAATGGATTTAATGAAAGCCGTATGCTTTGAAGCAAGCTCATGCCCATAAGATATATAAAGGAAATTACAATCGGGATATTCAGACCAACACCACGCTACAAACATGCATAAAAATGTAGACTTACCGCATCCAGGAGGAACGTTAATAATCTCGCGCAAAGATTCTAATCTTCTTACCTTGGTGAGCGTGCGGCACACAGTAATATGGTGGCTCTCTCTGCCGATAGGGTTACTGACGATGAACTCCCGACCTGTGATATGCTGAAAGAAATACCGAGTAAACTCAAGAAGAGAACCGCGCAAACGGCTAGCCATTTCTTCCTTTTCATGGTCGATTATCATCCTTTGTAATATACCTTATCTTATAACCTTACTTTTTTAAAATGGAAACATATTTAATCTCAACTGATTTTCTAGCCATCTTAAACAAGCCCTATAAGACCTTATCTTTTTGTAATTTACTTTTCGGATTTTAATAAACAATTAAACGATCTCCTTTAGGCATCGATAGGGGGATTGTTGTGTTTAGTTGGATTATCATTTAAAAAATTTTTGTATCCTATAAAAAAGTGTTTTATCACGTTTTAATTGAACTCTAACTGCTATATGTCTATGCAATAAATAAAAACATCGCAAAGTAACATCTTTCCAACCGATATCTGTTTTTTTCCAATTATTTTTAATCAGATATTTGTTTATCATTCATTTTCCTTTACGTAAAAAATACTTACACCACTCCAAGTGATTCGGAGAATATTTTGGATTCTGTGGAACACCGCAGATCTCACAACATGGCATTCCATTTAAAGGATATCTTTCTCTTCTTTTAATCATAACCTTTTCAATTTGTGGATTATCATTTTTTTCCGTTTCATTTGCTTCTTTCATAATTTGCAACTTTCTTTTAATGGAGTTTTTTACATAACAATAAGCATCGTATTCATACTGAAAAGATTCAGAATTGTTAAAAATTTCTCCATTAAGCCTGTATTCCTCTATTACTTCGTACATTTTAAAAATTTTAACAATACGATAGGAAAAATAATTGTCTGTATCGGGTATTCTATGGATAAAGTAAGTTGGTTGTTCTTTAAATAAACCTTTTATGCACTTAATCAGCCCCATACGATTCCCTCACCTTCACATGAATGACAATCTTTACATGTCTTTAAATTTGTTCCGTATACTTCTTCAATCTTCAATCCATTTTGTATAATTCCTCTTCCTTCACACACCGGGCACTTGTGCGGTGTTTTTTCTTTACATTCGTTATCCTTACAATTTATATCAGTAAAATATTCAAGCATGTTGATTCGTTTTTCAAAATTATGCAAAATATCCGTAAAATGATTCTCAATATTAATAATTCTATCTTGCATAATATCTGTAATAGATATAATCCTTTTTTCAACGTTACTCACGAATTCAAAATATGCTTCTTTAAAAGAACCAATCTTTTCATAAATAAGGCCTTTTTCCTTATTTTTAGCCAACTGTTCGATCTCTAATAGTTTTTTATTAATATATGACGCAGAAAAGCAATTTTTTTCTTTGCATAATGAGCATTCTTTTTCTTGATTGGCGTGACAACAGCAAATACAAAATTTCATTTTTTGTTTTCCGATATATTTTCTAATTTTTTAATCCTTTCTAACGCATCCTTCATAACATAATCTATACTTAACATATAGTTATTAAGAATATGAATTGATGTTTCTACTTTCATTTTAAGATCATCAAAACATTCGCGCATTTGTTCGTATAAACTTTTATCAATTGTCATTTTTTCCCTCTTCAATCTTTTCCTGAGCACAAACAGTCATTTCAAACCTAAAGTAGTGAGAAGATTCCAATTTAGCTGATAATATATTTTTTAAGATTCTATCTACTAACTCAAAATATACTGGCTCTATAAAAAGCTCTTTTAAGTCTTTTTCTGTAATATTTTTTGTATTTATTAATGAAGTTAATACATTTTCACTAACAACCTTTGCGAAATTTACTGTCACTTCTTCTTCCTCTTTATCTTCTTGGCTTCTGAGAATGCGATGGCTATCGCCTGCTTCTGCGGCTTTCCTGCATCCATCTCTCGCTTGATGTTAGTCGAGATGCCTTTTTTTGTCTTTGCGGCTTTTCCTTTAACTAGAGGCACGTTCAGCTTCTCCTATAGCATTTTGTGATTCCATCATTTTTGATGGCGGTCTCTTAAATTTATCATCCTCAGTATTATTATATGTTATTTTTAATGGACACCAATCAGGATTTTTTTCAATCTTTTTAACATGGCCGCCACAAATAACGCTTGAATATCCCTTTGGAGATTCTGGATGAGAACAATAATAAAAATATTCTCCATGATTATCTATTGATGCCTTATGAGGACAATCAAAACAATTGGTGATCCTGTTAATATGCGAGTAAGTGGCATCTAGGCTCATTATCGTCCTGTATTAAGTTTATTACTAATTTTTTGTGTGCCAATATTATCACTAAATCCATCCAGTATAGCTTGGATCATATTTGGCAAATTGTATTTTATGTCTTCTAGTGTCTCAAGGCATTTCATGCTCGTAGCACAATTAACTGTTTTATCTTTGAATGTCATAAATATAGTAAAAGCTTCTAGCAGTTCTCCGTCTGCTGTATGCAGTTGTGATATTTCTGATTTTATTTCTAACATCAATAATCCTTCTTATTCTTCTCATCCAGCTTCGCCTTGAGTTCCTGCAGCTCTTTCTTAAGCGATTCGTTGGATTCCAGCAAAGACTCAGTATCCACTGTCCGCCATCGGGCGCGGGTTTTGAGCCAGAACGTTTGGGCTGAAACGTCATTGCCTTTAGTGGCTTTTTTAAATAATGAATTAGCAACAGCTCTATTAGCATCTACCACGGCTGTCTCTAATTCTCTTTTATAATATTTTGTTAATGTTTCTACGCTGATATCTAAATATGTGGCAATCTCAGCATCTGTATTGCCAAAACTCTTTAGTGCAGTAACACTTTCACGACTTTCAGAAGTAGGTTTATGAGATGGCATTACCATTTTTTTACCTTATATTTCAGGTTTTGATTTACTTTCTCTCTTTTTTCTGATCTTAATTTCAACTTCTTTTGTGGCAGCCTCAATAGTTTTTATTTTGCCCTCACCTAAACACATCGGACAATCAACCAACCGGCCGCCATTATTTGAATGAGTGTAACCTGATCCAAACCTATACATTTGTTTCCTTCCATTACATCTCATACAAATCATTTTGTCAGCATTCATAATGCTCCAATTTTCACCAATTTTATCCACAAAAACAGTGGATAAGTTTGTGTACAACCATGTTGATAAACTGATAAAGCTATATAGTAGTTAGTACACACAAACATTATACGTTGAAGTCAAAAAAAATCCAATTAATACATGGTAAAAGATTTATATGAAAATTGTTGACATGGTAAATATACATGGTAATCTATCCTTATTACGAAGATAACCGGAGGCAACATGAAAGCGTCAAAACTGAAAGTTGGAATGATGATAAGACTTGGAAACAAAGATTTAATCGTGACATCAGTAATCGAACATCAATATCTTGCATTTATCTACATGCTTGAAACTCTGGACGGCAAAACCAAATACGAATACATCCCTACTCGCGGAATTTACATCATCAAATAACAAGAAGCCCAATATGCTCATGGTTACAAAACGAGAATATCAATCTTTAAGGAGGAATCATGATTTACCATTACTTCAGATGCAGTCGCTGCCACTCTGTCAGCAAAGGCAAATACTGCCCATTTTGTAAAAAAGGAGGATATGATAATGTCTTATAAAGGCCAGTTTGATGGATGGCACGGAGACGAAAATCTGTGTGAAGGCAGATGTGGACGAGGAAGCTGTTCGATGTGTGATGAACAGTACGATATGCGGTGTGACGAAGAATACGACCGCTGGAATGATCTTCAAGCCAATGGAGGATAACATGGAAATCGTTAATGAATTAATGCCCTATCTGAACGGGATACTGGAAAAGAAGAAAAATTGCACAATAAGTTTGTATAAGGAAAACGAAGACTTCATTCTGAATGTAAAAACAACATTCAAGAATAAAATAATCAAATCAAAAACCAGCTTCGGCCTTATCGTATGGCTTAGAGATTATCTTAAAAAATAAACAATCAAGTGCCAGACTTATCCTCTGGCACTTTTCTTGCTTCTATCATTTTTTGCGTGACCCTCGAGATTCTTTTCAGGTGGTCTTTAAATTCTTGTAAAGTCATTCCAAACGATTCGCAAATGGACTTTATTTGCTCTATATCTTTTTCTTCTTGCTTCATGCCCTTATCCCTTTGATTTTCGGTATAATATCAGAAATCCGGAGGGATTTAACATGCGCAAAAAGACGGATAATAGAACAAAAATTATTCTAGTAGCGTTCGTAATTACTACATACATCTTCATGCGGTTTTGTATAAGGGACTTGCATTATACCGACACAAATCCTGAACAAATCGCATCACAACTCATCATTAACATTTTGTTGTCGAAGGAGTAGTGCAATCCGTCGGTGGATAACCGTGCAATAAGCTGCTCAGTATTGCAGCCAATGACGGATGCTTCCCTTTCAAGGCTGCCTGAACTTCGCCAGCGAGCTTGTGGACGAGGATCATGTCCTCAACGAGAACTGGAAGAGTTGGGGTAGCGATTGTTTGCATTACTGCCTGAGTGGCTTCTACGATAGGCGGAATGGTTGTTTCTTGATCTGTCATGCTGTTCTCCATTTAAAACGAGATTGTAAATTATTTGTATTAAATCGTAAATGCCATTTAAAGCTCATTATGAGGCCGTGGTTCAATTTTATTTTTACCCGCCATGTTGGTATTGGTTTGGCATTTGTAATTAATCCTAGCCCTTCCTTTTGAGATTTTAACAAGGTTCTTTAACTCCTCTGGTGGTTTACATCGTTTGTAAGCCTCATTTCGCTTAATGCTAGCCTTCTCATTCATCATGGGTGCGAAATCATGTTTCTTTTCGTTATCAGCCTTATGGTTTTCCACAGTTTTTGGCTTTTTGGATTTAGGCGAAGCGCAAAAGCTTTTTTTATATTTATTATTATATTTATTATTATGGTCCGACTTAGCAGAATTTTTTTCTGCTAACTCGGAATTTCTGTCTGCTATCTCGGAATTTAGATTATTTTTTGATCTATTTACTCTTGGCTTATCCACAGGCAATCCTTCAGTTTCTATAAATCTGGAAGGCTGCAAAATGTATTTTTTTCCACCTTTTCTGACTCGTTTTATTTCATTCATTTTTTCAAAATAAAGAAGGGATTCATAAATTGTGGATTTAGCGAGCCCTGTTCTTTCCACAAATTCATCAATTCCAATGAAACATGGTTTATTGCTATACCAAAGATTAAAAATATGGGCATAAACTTTTATGTAAGATAATTGAACACCTTCAAGATAATAAATTCGATTTGGAATTATGGATAAATTAAGCTCAAATGACATATAAAAATCCTTTTTATAATTTACTGGTTAATTAAAGATTCTAAGTGACCAAGAAGTTGAATTGTGTAATTCCTTAGTGCTTTTAGAGTTTCAATATTTTCTATTTCAGAAAAAGAGAATCTGCTTAAATGATGAGCAAATAAATAGGCAATGTCAGTATTAAGATGATTCATTTCAGGTATAACATATTGTCGAGGATTGCAAGTATAACAGAACCCATATTCATCTATATCACATGGTTTTTCGCACTGGCCACAAATACCTGTGTGACCACAATCATCTACAAAATAATCAGTAGATTCTCGAAATTTAATTTTTTTTACAGTATGGCCACAGAATTCACAATATTTAACTTCTTTTCCGAGATGATGAATTACCAAAAATCGAAGAATACCAGTAGAAATTCTAAATTTCTCACAAATTTCTGATACTTTATAGACATAATAATTAGTAGGAGTTTGTTTATCTTTTTTAGTATCAATATATTGTTTTTGTAAAAAATATAGATCACATATTTCGTTTATATTATCTTTGAATTCTCTTAATGCCCTTTTTCTCTTTTTTTCACCTAAAATTTGCATAAATCTATCCCTTTTTTATAAATGGCTGCTTGATTTAATAAAAAAAGATGATAGGATAGCGGTACGTTTGTTATGTTTGGGGGTAGTTGCCGCTGCCCCTCATCTTTTTGATAAGATTACTTTTCCGCCTCAAGCATCTCACTTTCAGCCTGCTTAATCAAATGATTGTAAGCCTCTTTGCGAGACTTGAACAAATTTTCCTCTTTGTACCAGAGATTCTTATCGCAGGTGTAATAAAGCCCATCTTCATTCTTTACAATCCCGTTGATTGATATCTCTAGGATAAGATGAGTCTGCATGCCCACATTATACGCATACGCCTTATCTCCTATTAAAAACTTACTTCCTTTAGTGCAAATTAGCGCTGTCACTTGCTGCCTCCTTAACTTCATTTTGTAAATTGTCTAATGCTGCCTGAGATTGATCCAATTTGGCAAGCTCACGCCTGAAATCCATATACCACGAGCAGAATTGAGCGGATATCCAGATAGCGCTTCCCTGCTCGATTAGTTTTGTACTGACCATGTCTGTCTCAAGGACAAGCATTAAATTACGAATATCCTCAAAAACTCCCTTAATTCGATTAATCTGTTCGTCTTTCTCTTCTTGAGACATTTCAGACATCTTGACTTGTTTCACTATGAACTCCTTCGAAAGAATTACCTATTATTGAAAAATTTCCCTCTATTCCATCAGAAACATTGTTTTCTGAATAAATTTGATCCAGATTTTTAAAAGTAATCTGAGTGTTTTCATCATAAATCTCATGATTATGAAAAACCACAATATCATTTTCATACAAAAATGATCCATTAATGTCTTTTATAGAACTGCCTTGCATCAGGCATTTTTTATCAAAAGAAGTAAATGTCTTATTAACATCATCTTTGTAGAAGATAATCTTTGTGTTAAATCTTGGCTTGAATATGAGAGATTTTACCTTGCACATTCCAAGTTTGTCGCTCCAAAAGCGATACATCGGAAAATGCAATATTTCCTGATTTTTAATAATATCAAGATGAGATTTATTGCTTGCTTTTAACTTACCTTTTGAATCTTGTTCAAACCGTTTCTGTTTGTCGTAGGGAATCGCGCCTAACTTATTCCACCGATAAGCAATCTGTCTGGAAACGCCAATAGCAGTCGCTGCACAACACATCGTTCCGTAATATTCGCAGACTTCTTCAAGCGTCATTGATTATCCTTATTTTGATATCTTTTTAAAGCATCTTCATATCGAATAGTATATTTATTATGATTAGAACACGTATAAACAGACGGTAAAAAAAATCCACCTAATGGAATTATATGATAGCGCTCAATTAGTCCTCCTTCACACTCTTCATTTTCAAAAAAACATGTTGGATGGATATATTCTTTTTTTTTAATTGCCATTAAATATCCTTTTTCAAACAGTTATTTTTTAACCAATGATCAAAGCATCCTAAAGAACAAAAATTAATCTCTGGAAGCATAGGCATCTTTACTATTCCATATAAAAGTCCATCTGGAATTTCTTTTTCACAATAATCACATATTATTTTTATCATTTTTATTTTGTATCCAATTAATGCTAAAATATATTCAACAACACCCGCTACGCCTCTTAATAATGCGAACCCGAGCGGGTTTTTATAATCCTAAATGGACTTGTAATTTCCATTTTTTTCTAATTCCAATCAACCATCTGTATAGAAAAATTTTTCTATATTCAGAAGCATGCTCAAAAATTTCGTCTTCCAAATTTCCGTGTAAAAATCCACCACATTCTTTTTTCAGCCATTCTTGCGGTTTTAAACAATTAGAACATGTTTTAAAAATAGATACCTTTCCTACCCACACTCCAAAAACATGTCGGTATTTTTCTTTTTTCTCAATGATACGGCTACATTCACAACAAATGTGTTCTTTTCTTGCTATTCTATCTGTTTCAGAATAAACAGACGCAACATCATAATCTATGGAGCACATTTATAAGATCCTCTTGGAAAGGGCTGGATTCGAACCAGCGCGCCTTTTGGGAGCAAATTTACAGTCTGCCGGTTTCAGCCACTCACCCACCTTTTCTAAAAAATTAAAATCGTCGGCCGTAAACTATTTAACTTTACAGCATTTTACACAGCAATATTTATATCCCGGATATAACACTGTAAAACAATAAATATGAGTCATATCTTTAAAAATATGTCCTCCCGATTTGTAGCATTTATATCGGTCTATCCAATCCATCATTTTAAATAGCATAAATTATCCTTTAACCTTGAGACGCTGCCCGAATTGCACGGGCTTGATAGGATTGCCACAATTTCAGGTGTTAGCGCGCATCCCTTAGTACCTATCTTTAGGACTTCATCGTTTCGCTGTCAACGCCGAGCGTCTCGTAAACTTAGCTTTCTAAAAGATGTTTCAATAATTCTTTTTTCTTATCAATATCCATTTCCTCTTTTGACTTATCAATAATTTCAAATTCAAAATCATCAACATTGTCAATCTGTAGGATTTCTTTAATAACTCTACGCGTAGTTTCTTCATCATCATAATTACCGTAACATTTATTGTCAGATTTAAGATTAACTCGGATAAAGTATTTTATAGAATCTTTTGAAATAACCTTTGCTGCTCCTAGCATATCAATTTCATTCAAATTTATATAAACATCATCAGGCAAACCCTTCTTATCTTTTGTTTTTAACAAATAAAACGACATTACTTTCTCCTATTTTTAATCAATAAATTTTTGTAAAATTTTTCTAAATGCATTAGCTTTAATTGAAAAAAGAGGAAATAATTCCTTATTTTCATCATCTGAAATTTTAACAGTTATAATATTTTCATCATCATGTTTAGTAAATTGCATATTTAAACCAGTTGGAAAATCAGGATCATCCTCATTTTCATCATGTAAAGAATAATATACTTCTGTTAACATTTATTCTCCAATTTATCCTATTTCTTTTAACATCATTTTATGGCCTAAAATATCACAATTTCCTATCTTGGCTTCGAATTCCATTTTTACCAGCTCCGCTATATCTGCAGGTGAAGAAGATTGAGAAGCATGAACATCTCTGTCAACCAATTTTATTCTTATGTCTACATATCCATTTACAATATATGTTGAGCTCATAATTTTCTCTCCAAAAAAGGCGGCTTCCTACATCTCGTATCTGATTTCGAATAGATTAAAATTAAGTGCACGTCATTAATCATCTTCTCTTTTCCCATGCTCACAGAGGCTTTCACTCTCGCGGGCAATCTTACATAGGATCGTCAGCCATAATCTTTACCTACTCTCCCCCGCCACATAGCAGATGTTAACAGGGGGATTTCGGATGACTTTTCATGGTTATTATACAATTACCATGTGAAATTTAGTAGTTATTTTTAACCGTCTTTTTTATATAAATCAGCTTCTTCAATTATTTGTTGTTTAAAGTCTTCGATGAAATCCCATACCGTAAATTTAGCTATTTCGTTGCTTTCTTGATTATCAAGGCTATTCAATACCATTTCTAAACATGCATCGAAACCTTCCCAGAAACTTATATCCGGATCAAATTTGTTAGGTATGATTAAACGAACTGAATCATCTTTAAATATTTCCATAAATTTAAACCTTTTTAAAATTTATCTGTTGACATGGTAAAACATCCTCGCTACAATTACAACCGTTGAATACTTAAATGAGATTTCTCGAATCAGTGATGTGGCGCGAATGTTTGGGTATTCAACATTATTATTAACTAACTTACGTAGATAACCTATGATAACTGAAGAACAAAGATTAGAAAGACGACTAGGAATCGGCGGATCGGATATGCCGATTATTCTAGGATTCTCAAGCTATAAAACCCCTTACCAGCTTTACTGCGAAAAGAAAGGAATAATAGATACTACTTTTGAAAAGACTCCCCTACAATACTGGGGAGAACAATTAGAGCCTGTTATCCGTAGAGAATTCAGAAAACGTAATCATGTTTTAATCAAGAACCCCAAAACAACATTCGTTCATCCATTCTATGACTTTATCCGTGGAAATCTGGATGGATTCATTCCCAAGTGGAATGCTGTATTTGAGGCCAAGTGCTCTCATGCCTTCATGGCGCAGAATTGGGGTGAATCTGGTTCAGATACGATTCCAATGGAATATCTGGTACAGGTAGCCTTCTATTGCAGCATAACGAACTCAGATGCGGCCTATATAGCTGTCCTGATCGGAGGGAACGATTATCGGGAATTCAAATATACCCGTGATCTTGAGCTTGAACACAACATCATAAATGCAGCCGCTAACTTCTGGTATGCGGTACAACATGATATTGCTCCACCCCCTACTGCTATGATTGACCTAAAGTTAATGTACCCTAAAACAGACCCTAATAAGATTAAAACAATTAACAAAGAAATAATGGAACAATACTCACGATTTGTGGGTGTCAAGGAAAAAATCAAAGAACTTACAGAACAGGCCAACAAAGAAAGATTTAACATATTGAAGTTTATGGAAGATACAGAATGCCTTGTTGATGAATGGGGAAATACCATTGCAACAGCAAAAATCAATAAAAGAGGAACTAGAACGTTTTTGGTTAAAGGAGATAGAGATGAATGAATTCGACCTTGAAAGAATCACGATAGAATTTAAAAAATCACAAATGCATGACCCTGTGATATTTAAAGGAACCGTTAAGGAATTTTTTGAACAGTCTGCTAAATTAATACTGGATAAAGAATATGAACCGAGAAATTAAGTTTAGATATTTTTGCTCAAAAGATAAAAAAATGGTTTATTCGGATGAGTTTCCTGGATTTGAAGGATTCTTCTGTCATTTTGATAATCAATCAAATCCATTGCAGTTCTACACCGGATTAAAAGACAAAAACGGAAAGGAGATTTATGACGGGGATATATTAAAAACACCATTTGGAATAATAATCATGTGTTATGAAGATCACATATACAGATGCGGGGTTAGTCAATCTTGTATTACGATGGAACATTTAGAAATAATAGGCAACATCCACGAAAATCCAGAATTATTGGAGAAACCATGACTAACAATGAATTTAATAATTGGATAGATATACATGAAAAATTACCTATAGACGGTCAAAGATGCATTATATGGGATGAACGGTCTCATGTTTCTTACAATGGAAACCCAGAAACAATAGTTCATGTTTATGCAGCATGGTTCATACAAGGTGAACATCGCCCAAATGGACCATGGCGATCATGTGATACCGGTTTTAGTAATAATAAATACCCTTGGTGCTGGAAAGATGGCGCAATGACATGGGAAAGTCAATACGTAACTCATTGGATGCCA